ATCCAGAGTGGTCCCTTGACCGTTCAGCGTTAGCGGAACGTTGGACACTATAGGTGAGAAATGTCTCTTACGCTGCCTTACACCACACGTACGAAGTCGTATAACAACGATACGTACACCCCGATGGCTTTCTGGTACAAGGATCCAATGTGTACGGGTTCGATGGTCCAAGGTTGGACCGGAAACCCTAACACGGGACTCGACCACGGATCCATTCAGGGTGTTAACGTATCAAACTACTTCGCACGCAGGCGGCGGGGAGAGCTACTCCCAATCACTCCTTGGTATCAATTGGTCGTAAAGGGTACCGGTAACGGTGCCTTCTCGGCCTCCAAGTCGTGTTCACCCTCTGCGGGAACGCAGACGGAGGAATACCGACCAGGTGTGAATCTTAGCGGCAGATGGCGCATAAAGGATGCCGATGTTCCTGGCATTCTTGACAGCGTTATGGGCAGCTATACACCTCAGGATCTCATACAGCAAGCTGCTGCACGGATCTATTCGTCGGGTTGGGATGGCCTTACTTTCCTTGGAGAGCTTCGGCAAACCGTTGCGCAATTCTCGTCACTCGCACGTCGTTTTCACGACTTAACGGTGGCTGAGAGGAAACGCGCGGATAAACTGAAGACTGCCCTAGAAGACATTCGTCTGGAATCAAGGTACGCATGGCGAACCTTGAAGAAAGACGTTGATGACTTTGTAAAGGCCTTAGCTCGCATAGACAGTAAGCGGACACGCTTCAGAGAGACTGCTGCATGGGGGTATACTACTCCCCCAAACAGTTGGACACACTTTATCCAGGACTCCTACGGAACGCGTACGTCTTTAATTACGGACGTTTGCAATCTTCGGTGTCATGGTACGGTTGTGGCCGAAATCTCTCCGCCAAAGATCCAAATGAATCCGTTCATCACGGCATGGGAGCTTACAAGGCTCTCATTCGTGCTGGATTGGTTTATCCAAGTGGGTCAATGGCTTGAAGCTATGTCTTTTCTCGCGTTAGCTACAGACTACACGTCAGCCTATGGTTGGAAGCTGGATGTCTATCGAACACAGACAAACCAGTCGACGACCTGGGACAACGGGTGGTCTGGGACACGCACCGAGGACGGTGAGTGTCACGCGGAGCTTACGCAGCGTATACCTTCGCAGATGTCATACCTTCCGCCAGTCACGCTTCGACTTGATGTTGACAAGCTCATGGATTTGAGCTCGATACTCAAGAAAGCGTTCTATAGGAGATAAAACAATGGCTGCGATGTCTACATCGCTCACCGAGTTCTCCACTCTGGGGGACTCGCGTGTTTACACGTATGGCACTCACTCCGCCATGGCACCGAAGATGGTGCTGCAGCGTCGTAAGGTCCCATCGGGTAACCAGATTGTTGCCGAAGACGTCGTCACCGTGCTGCAAAGCACGACCGACGCCGACGGTAATGTTCTGGCCCCGCGTGTCTCTATCTCTGCGACGATTCGACGGCCCATCACTGGGCAGTCGTCAGACGTGACGGCGTTGCTTGCCGTTTTCCGCGATGTTGTCGCGGGAGACGAGTTTGCTAACACCGTTGGTACGCAGGAATTCTTGAAGTAAGGAGGCCTTCGTGCCTACCGTACCAAGAACGGTCATAGGAGCTGTTTTCTTTCTCCTAGGATCTACCCTGTGTTCCGTCTTAGGTAATGCTGATCTCTGCCAGATTCTTCGCCATGTTGGTTACGATATTCTCGTAGCCGATCCTGCCCCCAGCAATGGGTCGCAGGTTAAAGGCGGAGGGCAGCCCAGCGTTACTAAATAGTCGTCAACGAGAGAGGTGAAGTCACATGAGTAACTCACCAAACATGGCGTTTCGCATATGCGAATGCTACGTTCGAGACCGTATAAGTGGACGCAAGCTAGACGAGGATTTAATCCCTAAGATCTTAGGTTTTCTGAGATCAAAGGATATCGCCCGTTTAGCTACTTGCAGTGACCTAGTATCGGTAGAGCAATGTCATGCCGGTACTTGGGTTACCCTTAGGCAGGTGGAGGCGTTCTTTAAGAAGAATGCCGACTTCAGTGATCCTGAAGGGACAGAAAGAGCAGCCCTCGACAGCTTCATTGCTGCTGAGCAAAACTGCTCGTCCACAAACGCTTTTCTTGACAAACTGTTCTTTGATCCATCGGAAGATCTGATGGTCTGGGGGCAGCTAGAAAAGATGCGTATGTTTATCCACCACCTCTTGGGCGACTTTGGGCCGTTCCTGGATAATATCCCAGGATTGGTCAAGGTCACTTCAGGCGCTACAGCAACATCACCTCGAAAGAAGAGCCTTCCACATCTAAAGCTTCGGCTAAGGATGTATGGGCCCAGACGAGCACGTCCTTTCATCGATGCCCTATACCGTTATTTCGGTTTTAAAGGGCCTCGGTGGCGTGATGCCTCGTCCAACCGGGTGGTGTTTGTCCCGAAGAACTGGAAGACAAAGCGCACGATCGCTTGCGAGCCGGTGGGATCTCTCCCGCTTCAACTCGCTTTCGATACGTGGGCTAAGATGCTCCTAGCAAGACGCTGGGGCATTGATTTGTCTGACCAGTCCCGAAATCAGCAACTCGCACGTGAAGGATCCGAGGATGGCTCTTTAGCCACTTTAGATCTCAGCGCCGCAAGCGATACCTTGAGCTATAACCTTGTAGCGTGGGTTCTTCCCACGCCGTGGTTCGAGTTCTTGGATGGCTTGCGGTGCACTCACGGGTCTTTGCCTGACGGTAGTCAGGTAAAGTACGAGAAGTTTAGCTCCATGGGTAATGGAGCGACTTTCTCTCTGGAGACGCTGATCTTCGCTGCTGCATGTAAGGCGGTCGGCAGTAACAGATTCTCTGTCTACGGTGATGATATCATCGTGGAAAGGGAACTCGTTCCTGCTCTCTCTGCCTTGCTTGCTGCGATAGGCTTCACTGTTAACAAGGAAAAGAGCTTTTCTACAGGCCCCTACCGGGAATCCTGTGGCGAGCACTATTTCCAAGGGATGGAGATCACGCCATTCTATCTGCGTTCGTGGCCACACATGGAGAACCGCGCCCCTCGGGGCTCGGACCTTTCTATGTTATGCCACAACGTTAACGGACTGGCTAAGATCTCTACTCCTGAGGGCGAGTTATGGGAGTTGCTGCGACAATTTGTGCAGCTTTATAGACTCCCGCTCGTTCCTTTCAGTGAGAGCACGGTAGCTGGGATTTTGGTCCCTGCTACTCAGGCTTATGCGCTATCGCTGATCAGGACGTCCCACGGGATTAGTCGTTACCGAGGCTTCCAAGCCAAGGTGCGGCTAAGGGACGTCTCCTACTCATACCAAGCCTATATTCTGTGGCACCTTCGGGCGTCGCAGCGTAGAAGCGAGGTTGAATCGGAACTGATTTGCAGTCGGGCTCCAACGAGTGCTACTAAGTATACACGCCGTTGGGTGTACTGGCTCCCGCCAGTAGCGGTCACACCCCCCCACCTGTATTGGTGGGGGGACTACCTAACTCGCTAACGCTAGTTAAG